TCACAATTAGCCAGATTTAATCGTACAAAGTTTTATTTAAAACAGAGAGAATTATTTCTATTACAAATTGACAGAGAGCTAACAAACTTGACCAAGAGAGCTAGTAAACGATCAAAGAAAGAAGATAGACATATACAAGCGTATGCAAGATTAAACGGTCTATCGGATGTTAGATGGGATAAAATGAAGCTAGACACCAAAACATTATTTGAACGACATCCTAATATTCAATTCTACGACTATACTAAAATGCCTTGGTACGCATTAGCCATGATGTCAAACGATAAGTTTAATGATGGTCTAGCTTTTCCGAATTACCATGTCACGTTTTCCATGCAAGGTGTTTGGGATGCTAAAACCAAAGAGAGACTAGGTCAATAATGGATGACTTTATAACGCTCCTATTTGTTGCCTGTAGTGTCATGTATCTTATAAGAGATTAGCGACTACTACAACACAGTAACACAGTTAAACACCTTGGAAAGCTTGCACAGTTTCTAAGGTGTTTTTTTGTGGCTATTTGGATAGGTGGTGTCTTGTCTTGGTTTGGTTTGGTGGCTTTTGTGTGGCTTTCTCTTTTGTGTATGTCGAATCAGGAACACAAACCACAATGCAATCAATATTCCCAATATCAATATATGGCCAAGCTTTTGGCGTGCATTCTCTTTGTCTCTTTTCTCTTTGCTTTTGTCATGTTCCAAACAAAAAAAGATTTATAACTAAAATTATAAAACCTAATAAATTTTTAAAATAAAAATAAATCCTGGATTGTTGTTTTTCCTGGATTGCCCTCGATGATTTGCGAAGCACCATGCTGGCCCCTAAAAAGAAAACGAACCCGTATATACTCAGCCATACGTGTCCCTGTTTCTGATCATTTTGCGGAATGTTGTACTACTGTTTGGCTATTTGACTTGAACGTTAGATTCTTTGGAAGCTACACCGGTGTCTTACCCCAGGTAGTTTTGCCTGTGGTTTATGTGTGTTAGCTGTAGACGGAGGAGGTTATTAGCCTCTCTCCTGTCTTACGCTTTTTCCCTCGAGATGACTTTGACCGTCACGTTGAGTTCCTCGTATAGCTGCCGAAAGAGCGGTGTGTCATTTCGGTTTGCAGGCTACTTGTCGATTCTTCACCGAACCGTAGGTCACCTCTCCCTGCTTTCACCCAAGGTTTGTCGCTGTTGACCCACCCCCTGGTAGCGACTGTATCACGGTCTGTAGAGCCAGTGGGGTAGCGATGCTACACTCGTCCTCTACTGATCCGAAGTGTGTTGGAAGATAGGGGGGTGGTTTTTATTTGTCAACGAGTTTTATTTTTGAGAATCCCACGTTTTTGCTGTGTTATTTTTTTTATGTTGCGTAGATTTTTGTTTTTAATACATTTACGGTTATGATAAGAGAATATAAAGAAAGTGAATGGCCGGAAGATCGCTGGCCTAACTTTTCCCATGCAGAGATGCGTTGTTCCCAAACGGGTATGTGTCGGTTGGACGATGAGTTTATGGATAAGTTACAAAAGTTACGTGAGGCGGTAGGTAAACCGCTGACGATTACTTCGGGTTATCGGTCTATGGATCATTCGATTGAAGCGGCTAAGATAGAGGATAGTAAGCCTGCCGGGTCGCATACTACCGGAAAAGCGGTAGATGTAGCGTGTGAGCGTGGGTTTGCCTATCAGGTGCTTTTTGCTGCTATAAAGTTAGGGTTTACGGGTATTGGGGTGCAGCAAAGTGGATCGAGGCGGTTTTTGCATTTGGATACGGTAGGTGTGGACGATAATTTTCATGTTCCTCGCCCTGCGTTATGGAGTTATTGATGGCGTTAAGTGATTTACAGCAACAGGCAGTGCAGTTGATTGTGTTGGACAGGTGGAATCCTTCCAGGGCAAACGACAAGGTGGCTAAAACGCTTGAAGTGGATCGGGGTACGATTTATCGCTGGCGTAAGAATGCGGAATTTGACAAAGCGTTAAAGAAAGAGATTGAACGGGACCGGTCTAATTTTGACGATGTACCTTTAGCTTGGCGTAAGAATAGAGTGTTAGCCTTAGAGGAGTTGTATCATAAGATTGAAGATAGGCGAGTGGCACTTAAGTTAAAGGTTTTAAAGGAGTTACGTGAAGAAGTGGGTGATCACCGCATACAGGTTGAGCATACCGTTGAGGTTAAGGGATTGAATGTACCTCCAAGGGCTGACAGTTACGATGAGTGGCTAAAACAGAACAGCAAGATGGATCAAGCGGTAGAAACAACATACACAATGGAAACTTCTGATGAGGCTTGAAGAACAGACATATCAGCCTAAAATATACCCTACAGACAGTAGAGTAGCTAAAATTGTGCATAATTGGGGCAGTTTGCACCGTGAAAACAAGGATTGGCGTAGTGTTCCGGTTGCAAAACCTAAAAAGATCAAGGTTAAAGCCAAATGACCTGGATGCCGCAGCCTGGACCGCAAGAAAAAGCAATTCGAGCATCTTTTGTCGATGAATTGTTCTTTGGCGGTGCGCGTGGTGGTGGAAAGTCGGAATTTTTGCTTGGAGACTTCCTTTCAGACGTAGACACCTATGGTGAACACTGGAAAGGGGTGCTGATTAGGCGCACTTACCCTGAGTTGGACGAGATTATTGACCGTTCTCGCCAGATTTTTCGTGCTGCATACCCTGATGCGGAATATAAAGTGGGTACACACCAGTGGATATTTAAAAATGGCTCCAGTTTAAAGCTTCGACACTTAGAAAACGAAGCAGATGCAGATCATTTCCAAGGTCAGCAGTATACTTGGATTGGATGGGATGAGCTTACAAGCTGGAACGACATGAAGGCGTATCATAAGCTAAAGGCTTGTTTACGAACAGGTGCTGCAGAGGTTCCGACAAAACGTATACGTGCATCGGGCAACCCCGGTGGCCCAAACCATAACAACGTAAAAGATTATTACATTGATGCCGGAGAAGAGTCTTCTGTTATTGAAGGCGATGACGGTATGAACCGTATGTATATCCGCAGTTTGGTTACCGACAACAAGATATTGTTAGATCGAGATCCTGGGTATATCAAGCGGTTGGAAGGTGTAGGCGATGAACAACTGGTTAAAGCGTGGTTAGAGGGTGATTGGGATAGTTTTGTAGGTCAGTATTTTACTAACTGGCAGGAAAAACAAGTACTTGTGAACAGTTTTGAGATACCTGACCACTGGCCTTTGTTTGGAGGAATGGATTATGGCGAAGCTGCTCCAACGTCTTATGGTCTATACACTGTGGACTATGATGGGAATATTTATCGCATTAGTGAGTATTACCAAGCAAACGCTACGGCTTCGCAACATGCCGATAATATAGTAAAAATGATAGAAAGTTGTCCGTTTACGGGTGGTCGTTATCCACAAGCAACGTATTGCGATCCAAGTATGTTTGTTAAAAGAAGGTTAAGCGAAGTGATCAACCATTCGCCTGCGGATGTGTTTGCCGAACGAGGATTGTACTTGACAAGAGCGAACAATGATCGTATTACTGGATGGAGAGTGGTTAACGATGCGTTGATAAAAGAACGCTTTTATTGCTTTAATGGATGGAACGATGCTTTAGTCAGGACGATGCCGGCTCTGCCAAGAAGCTCTAAAAATCCAGAGGATTTAGACACTCACGCAGAAGACCACGCAGCAGATGAATTACGTTATGCGATGATGCATGTGTATAAACCGCATAAGCCGGAAGAAGAAAGACCTTACGAAGGAACCGGACAAGAAGTTATTGATATGATGGAACAAGGTTGGGGTGTTCGCAAAGGGCGATACGCTCCGGCATAACAAGGAGATAGGAATATGCAAGGTTTTAACGGTACGCCAACAACGACTAAGCCAAATCGTGGCAAAAAAGGTACTCGTGTAACGCCAAAAGCTGCTGGGTCAGACAACCTTAAAAAGGGTGGCAAAGGCAAATAGTTTGAAAGAAAGACAGATCGAATACTGGCGTGGAGCTATAGAGGACGGTCGAAAATATATGAAGACGCGCCACAAAACGTGGCGTAGACTTCTCAAGACATACGAGCTTGACTTTGACGTTCCAAACCTTGACGAGGATAAAATTGTTAAAATATCCCGTATGTATCCACTTGCCCGTCAGATCATAGCCAGTGTTTCTTTTAATTATCCTCATGTTTTTTTTAAAGTTGAGGAACCTGGTAGAGACTTTGCGGCTGAGATACTGGAACGTGTGGCTAATGCTACATTAGAACAGATGGATGCCAAAAGAGAGGTGCAACAGGTTATTTTTGATGCACTGTTCTGTAGTGTGGGTTGGTTAAAGTTTGGATATAACCCTCCGGGTGATGACGATATTGTTGCACCGTATACTATTAACGATGCTCAGGAAAATGATTTTCCTTACGTACATCGAGTTTCGCCTTTTAATATATACATTGATCCGCTTACTCCTCCACACAAATTGTCAGGCGCACGGTATATCATTGAAAAAATGATGGTTCCTTTAGAGTTTGTTAAAGAGGATGACAGGTTTAAGAACAGACGGCAGATAAAAGCGATGTCAGATGAAGATCAGGCTGATTCGTTTATCTACGATATGCAAGACTCCGAGCATAGCGATGAATATAATGCGGTGCAGCATTCTAAACAGGGTCAGATGGTTTGTTTGTATGAAATACACGACCGTCTGCATAAAAAGCGTATTACGTTTGCTGAAGGATTGGATGAGCCTATTGAAGAAGTAGATCATCCTTTTTTGGCAATGAAACCAATTACAGAGACTGATCCTTTTACTGGCGAAGAAATGATGACAGGCGAGTTTGAGCCTGCCGGTGGATACCTGATGGATGGTGGTTTTCCATACCACGCACTGCGGTTTGACCAGACCGAACGCTCGTTTTATGGCGAACCGCCAATGGCGTATGTTGAGGATACACAGTCACTTATAGTAGAGTCTGTATCACGCAGAGCCGATCTGTTAAAGCGTTTCCAGCGTGTGGTTTTAGCTTCTCGAAGAGAACGTGAAGCAAATCAAGACATTGGTGATACGTTAGAAAACGGTCGTGACGGTGAGATCATATGGGTAGAAGATCCCAATACCAGTATGCGTGAAATGAACTTTGGTAACCCTCCACCAGATCAGTTAGGTCTGGAAGCAGATGCACAAAGTTATGAGGAACAAAGTTTAAACGTATCTCAAATGGCAATGGGTGGTGGCCCAAAGGTCACAGCCACACAGGCAAGCTTGTCTGCAAGTTTTGCACAGGTAAACCGCGAGTGGATGCAGTTGCGTGTAGCGGATGCGTATCGGTCTATTGTTCGTAACTCATTGCGTATGATGGCTGATGAAAGATATTTACCTGATGAATTTTTGGTTAACGTAGCTCAAGACACGGAAGATCCTGTTTTTGAAGCAGTTACGGCAGACCTTTTGCGAATACGATATAAAATAGAAATACAAGCTGGTAGTATGCAACCCTTGACGGAACAACTTGAACGTCAGGATGCACTACAACTGTTTAACATGACAATTAACTTGCCAGAAATAAACCGCATTGAAGCCATTAAAGGTTTATTGGCTTCTTTCCGTGTGCAAGACCCTGACAAATATTTAGGTAACGCTGAAGACGGTGATGCAGTAAAAGCGGCTCAGTTAGAAAACGTAGCCTATCTTATTAATGGCGGTGATCCCGGGGTTACG